ACTGCCGATATGATAGAGCATCTCAACACCACATACGGCAATATATTTGGCACCTATCAAACTGCCTCTGAATGGTACGATGTTCTAACAGCCAAATCGGCTGCATATGCAAGGATGATGGGACATGAGGCTGAACTAAGATCGCTTGTGAATGCCAAACATGAAAAAGAACAGGAGAAAGATGACTTGCTTAAAAAGAGGGCTCTTATTGCCGCTGATCAGGATAAGCATGTTAATGATTTTAACCCAATGCTTGGAAAGGAGCATCGCATGGAAATGGGTTTTGGGTTTCGGAAGTTCCGCAATCAATTAGCTTTGACTGATAAAAAAATAAAGCAGTTCAAAGAAGAATTAGGTGTTATTGATTCTGAAATTATTGCTGTACAAAAGAAGATTGATGCTGAGGAAGATTATCTCGCTCAAGGCACAACCGCTGAAATTGAGCCACATCCCGACCCCAAATTCGTTGCTCAACAGAAAGCCGATGAGGAAAGAAGAAAGAAAGCTCAAGAGGATGCGGCAAGAAACAGAGAAAAAGAGGCTGCTAATATTGCAAATTACAAAAAATCCGTACAAGATGCTATTAAGGTCAACAAGGCCTTAGATGACGAACGCGACAAAGAAAACATAGTTCTTAATGCGAGACGTAGTGGCTTAGCTTCACTCATTAGCACCTATGGCCTTGAAAATGCCGAGGTTCAAGAGCTCATTGTGAGGTATAGGGAGCTAAGACACTTAAAAAACACACGAGAAGGAGTGTTACCTAAGTCTGTTACAGCCTTAAATCAGCCTAAACCGATAATAGAAAAACTCCCAAAACTTCCGGAGATTAATATTGAAGATCTCACTTTTGAAGACACAATTATGTCTGCTGAAGACGCAGTCACTGCACTCAATGCCCTGGGTTCTACAATGAGTAGCTTAAAAGGCATCGTTGGCGAAGGTGCTGCCGGCTGGCTGGAGTGGGGTGCAAACATACTGCAGGCAGTCGCACAGGCGCTGCCGGCACTCTCGACCTTGTTCGCAGCTAACACCTCGGTGGCTGCTGCTGAAGGAGCTGCATCGGTAGCCTCAATACCTTATGTGGGTCCCGTAATGGCAGTAGCGGCAATAGCCTCTATTGTTGGAGCAATAGCTTCCCTGCCGAAGTTCGCCCAAGGTGGTCTTGTTTATGGCCCTACGCTGGGTTTATTCGGAGAATATGCCGGCGCATCGAGCAATCCGGAGGTGGTTGCACCTCTCGATAAGCTTCGGGAGTTGATAGCGCCGCCATCATCTGAATTTGGAAAAGTTGAATTTGTAATAGAAGGTCGCAACCTGAAGGGTGTGCTTAATAGAGTTAACAGAATGGATTCGAGAAACAATGGCTAAGTATCTGAGACATTACGATGAGTTTTTATCCCGGGATAACCACATAGTAAGGGTGGAGATCCTGCAGGAGGCTGATGCGCCATTCGTGCCTGAAGAATTGGATGCCAACGAATCTCTTACGATTGAATGGGCCGAAACTGACAAAATAACGCCTATCCAGGGATCGACTGCAACTCTTGTAATCAACTGTGCCACCGACCGGCAATTCATCGATCTTGGCACAATTGTAAGTGCGGATGCAGTACGTCTCGATATATATAGAGATGGATCCTTGTACTGGTCGGGATGCATGGACTCGGAGATCTATGATGAACCCTATTCTTCCGGAAAGAATTATGCCGTAACGCTCATATTTTCGGATTTTGGAGTGCTGAATCGTGTCAAATGGTCGCGCACCTCCTTGGAATCATTCAACACTATTCTGGATGCAGCACTCGCAGCGTCAGGAATCAATTACACCAATCTCATCAGGAATATATCCACGACTGATAGCTATTCTATGGCACTTGATTTTGATAATGACGTTAAGCTGCTGAATGAAAACTTCTATGATGAAGAGGGCGAACCTATGACGGCATTCGAAGTTCTTGAGGGAATTTTACAGCCGTTTGCACTGCGTATAATCCAGCGTGCCGGGAATATATATATCTACGATCTTAATAGTCTCTATTCTCAAGACTCCACTGAAATTGAGTGGACCGACACAGATGCTCATTTCTCTAAAGACATGGTGTATAATGACGCTACTGTACGGTTCAGTCCCTACGCTGACGATCAAGCCGTTGATGGAAGCGTTAAGGTCAAGAGCGTCGATGGTAACGGTCTAATGATCAAGACCAGTTATGAGGGGGCGGTTGACCGGGTGCTTGATGGCTTTGTGGTTCGTAAAGGTTCTTATGTTACTGCTATAGGCCCTGCCCTTGAGCCGGGAGTGGAGTATTTCGATATCGATGCCCAATATTCGGGAAGCGATGCACAGGGCGTGCTCTGGGGTTACAAACGCGGTGAGCGTGCACTTGAGGATGGAAATATAGTCCAGGTACTAAATGCTCCATGCAGTGCGGTGGATGCCAACTTGAGTTTCATCGGAACCAAGATGTTTACAACTCAGAGCAAGTGGCTCAACTATGTGTCTCCGGTCAACGGAGTTAGATCAAAGTTTAAGTTGCGTATAAATCTCGATTTTCTATTTGATGTGCGATATAATCCCTTTGAAGAAGCAGGAGACTATAATGAAAAAGACAACTTCAAACTTATGTCAAAATGCCGCTTCGTTTATGTGCCGGTGATGGTGACATTGCGTGATGCTAACGGCACGGCACTATACCATTTGGACAATAGGAGCCTTATAGCTAGTAGTAACCTTCAGAGCTCGAGCGGGCGCACGCGGTGGCGGCCAGGGGAAGGAACGCCCGGCTGCTTCTGGCTTGCCTACTATGACTATAATGACCGAAAGAAAAACACCGGTGTCGGCGGATGGACTAGAAACAAGAAGGCTATCGGTCAAAGCTACGATGAGATACCGGAAACATGGCAGCAGATGCAAGATGGCGAATATGTGGAGCTACCAATGGTTGGGGGTTATTTGGAGATGACAGTCTATTCCGGCGCTTATATTTGCGGGAAGAATGGTCAATATACCGATATCCTGCAGTATATCCGCTGGGTGGCATACAAGGATGCTTCCATTACTTTGGTGCGTAAGAACGGCCTTCCGGTAGAGATGGAAGATCAGGAAGATATAGCGCACATAAACGCTTTAGCCTTTGAGAAGCGCAGTGTTGAAACAATTATAGGCACACTTTCTCCAAAGCTTCAATCGGTAACCGGTAGAGGACTGATATTTTCGGCGCTATCGATCCACGAAAAATTTACGCGCGCCGGAGTGCAGGATAGGTTGGAGAAATTATTGCTTGGTACGATCTACAGCCAGTATGCGCAGCGTTATACTAAGTTGTCAGGCACAGTTAAACTCCTTTCCGGCTTTGGTACTTATACCGATGCCAATTCCGAAGGAAAGTATATGATCATCTCAGATATGCAGGATCTGCACGCGGATGAGAGCAATGTATGTATTGTTGAATTTGCACAGGATAATTACGAGGGGATAGATTATGAGTAATTTTTTCAATAAGACCATTGCCGTATCTGCCAGGCCGCGGTCTAAGAGACTACGCGAAGCCGGTTACTATGCTGCTGTGTCTGCTTCCGCAATTGCAGCCCAATCTCCAGGTTTTACAACGCCAGCAGGTGTGTCGTACTTTGAGGAGATCCGTGGACCTTCGGATGATATACTCGGCATAAAGGCACTCTATGATCTAAATATCGTTCAGACAGCCGCAGTTGGTGAAACTGAGGAGACAGTAAAGGATATAAGCGAGATCCTTCGCCATCTATGGCTTATAAATATCGGCACCGAGGATGAGCCTATAATGGCTATACGATCTGATTTAGGTATATATAGTGATAGTTTCTTGACCGCAGGAGGAGCATTCCCTGGCGAAGAAGGCGGCAGCGGAGGCCTGACAGAAATTCCTATAGCATCCGAAACTGTCCTCGGTGGCATTCGCACAGGTTACATTGAAGCATTGGTTGAATCTAACCTATGCCTGGCGGTTCGCGTAACTGAAGATGGTAAAGCATATGTGCAGGTTCCTATGGGCACATCAGATTCAGTTGTTGCTCCAGGTAATCATATGCATTCTGCAGATAATATTACAAGCGGCACACTGGACATTGCCCGGATACCTACCGGGACCACATCTGTAACAGTAGCTCTTGGTAATCATACGCACAATCAATATGCTGCTGCATCGCATAACCACTCTGCAGCTCAGATAACCAGCGGCACTTTGGCTATTGCTAGGATACCAACAGGCACGACATCTTCAACCGTGGCTCTTGGTAATCATACGCATACAGGATACGCTGCTGCATCGCATGAGCACTCTGCAGCTCAGATAACCAGCGGCACTTTGGCCATTGCCCGGATCCCTACAGGTACTACATCCACAACAGTAGCTTTGGGTAATCATACGCATACGGAATACGCAGCTCTATCACATAACCACTCTGCAGATCAGATAACCAGCGGCACTTTGGCTCTTGCCAGGATACCAACAGGTACAACCTCTACAACCGTAGCCCTGGGCGATCATACGCATAGTCAGTATATGTTGACAGCATCTTTCTCCGCGCAGGCAATAGTCGAGAAACTTGGTATAACACCGGTAAACAGAGCAACCGGCGATGCTGACGGCAATACGATCTCTTCCTCTTATTTGAAACTTTCCGGTGGCACATTGACTGGGGATCTAACAGCTCAAAATATCACTCCGGCTGCCAACGCGACTTATAACCTTGGCACTAAGGTTAAATGTTGGAAACATGGCTACCTCACAAGGTGGTATCCGAAACCTAATGACGAAACAGTATACATTGAATTTGACACAACAAAAAGTGCGTTCAAAATAGTAGGCAATATCTACTCTACAGGCGCAATAACAGCAGGAGCATAAT